GAATAAATTGGAACAGGTTATAGGTAGAGCTATTCGTAACTGTTCTCATATTAAACTACCTTTTAAACATAGAAATGTATTGGTATATATGTATGCCTCTATTGCACCAAGAAAATATGAAACGATTGATTTGAAGATGTATAGAATTTCAGAACAAAAACAAAAAAATATAGCTGAAGTTGAATATCTTATTAAAACGAATGCTATAGATTGTGGCCTTAATAAAGAACTTAATAGATTCACTGATGATATTTATAAACAGGACTTCAAAATAGAAACTTCGCGGTTGACCAGACACAAGGTTGGATTACATGATTTAGATAATAGTAAGATTTGTAATTTTAGGAACTGTGATTTTAAATGTCTTCCTGATAGTGATAGTTCTGCATCTAACTCTAACACACTAGATTATAGATTTATAGAAGATAATATTGATGAAATTAAAAACTTTATTAAAACATACTTTACTAAACAATTCTATTATACTCTAAATGATATCAAGAAATTTTATAAAGCAGAATATGATGAAGATTACAATCTACTTTATTATAGTTTAAATGAACTTGTAGAGAACAACGAACTTCTTAAAGACCCATATAATAGAGAAAGTGTATTATCTAGAGTTGGCAATAAATATATTGTAAAACCTAAGATTGTTAAGGGACAGTCTACTTCTATAAATAATTTAAGATTTCCATACACTAAAAAAAGACGTTATATAGATACAACTAATGAAAAGATTAAAATAACTAGAAAAAATAAACCAAAAAATAATTTAGATACTAAAAAATTTCAAATAAATTTAAATAAAATTTATAATTCTAAATTACAAATTCTAACTGATAGATTAAAACTAAATATTCCTAAGAGCAAGGAACTTATAGATTATATAGATACGCTAAATGGAGATAGTAAATTGAATATGGAATATTCTTATCTTGACCCAATAAATAAAGAAATACTAATAGAAATAATTATAAGAAAACATTCTAATAATAGTTTATCAGATATAGAAAAACAGATTTTCAAATTATTAGATTCGCATATATTGTTTAATAATAGGGATCTTGGTATTACAAAAAATGGTAAAGATATATTTGGTTATAAAATAGCGACATCAGAAACGAATGTAAAATATATGATGTATAAAGATGATAAATTTAGTTTAGTAGATAAGACAAACAAATTAAAAATTTTAACACAAATAAAAAATAAAATAAAAACAGAAAACCCACAGAATAAATTAATTATTTACATGTTTAATAAAAATAATAAAATGAATATAAAAATTAAAGAAAAAAATACAGAAACTAAATTAACTAAGGTAAAAACAGGAAGTATCTGTGGCAATGAAGGTATGAAAAAAGATACTATAGTAGAATATATTAATAAGATTAAAAGTGGTACATATACAGATAGTTCCTTTCCTAGCAAAGATTTATTATGTTTAGAATTAGACATATATATAAGACTAAAGGAATTAGATAGTGAAACAAATAATGCACGATGGTTTTATACAGCAGAAGAAGCAATTGAGAGAGAAATAAATTTAAAAAAAATTTAAAATTGATTTATATATAATTATTATTATATATACATAATGGCTCTCTACTTCGAAAACGAACAAACTTATACTACCGCAATTAATTCTAACCAACTATCGAATGATATTAATACAGTGCTAAAAGAAAAGATTCAATCTGAAATTGAAGGAAAATGTGTAAACAATGGATATATTAAACTTGATAGCGTTAGATTGCTAAAACGTAGTATGGGTAAACTAATGATGTCCCAATTTAATGGTAATATTATTTATAATATCACCTATTCAGCGCAAGTCTGTAATCCACAAGAAGGTGATATTATTAAGTGTAAAGTAAAGAGTATTAATAAAATGGGAATTATGGCTTATATTGATGATGAAGATTCACCTATGAGTATTCTTCTTGCTAAACAACACCACCAAGATAATGAAGATTTTGCCAAACTTCAAGAAAATGAAGAGATTTCAGTTAAAATTATTGCCAAACGATTTGAATTTGGTGATAATAAGATTTCAGTTATAGGTGCTCTTGAAGATACAACTATAGAACCAATCCAACTTGAAGCCGATCTTATCGGAGAACAGACAGATAATACTGAGCAGTTAGGAGTAGATAATCTTGTTTATTCAACAAAAACAAAAACGTACAAATGGTTGTCTAATTATAACATTACTGAACCCTTTAGTTATAATGGTCGTAAATTCGTTTCACTTGAACATGCACTAAACTCAACAAAAAATAAGGATGATGATTTTAAAGACCTATTTACCCTTGATTCTGAAACATATGTAGGTGACCTTCCAAATCTTGCAAAGAAAACAGGTAATAAAACGAATATGAAAAAGATGAAGAAGACACTAGACGAAGAGTGGGAAGAAAATAAACTAGAAATCCTCGAAGAAATTATGAGAGACTATTTCACACAAAACACAGAACTAAAAGAAAAACTACTCAAGACTGGTAATAATAATCTAATCTTTAGGGATACAGATAAATATTGGGGTATGGACAAAGATAATAATGGCGAAAATAATCATGGAAAACTTCTAATGAAACTTAGAAGCGAATTTAAAGCGTAAGTTATGTTATAATATTAATAGTAGATGTAATACAATTATATAGCAAATTTTTTAATAATGGTGTAGGTGCTTGTGTTTTTGTTTTAACAACACCCAAAAATGCTAATATCATAATAAGTTGTTTTCTTGTTATAATTTTAATAAATTTATTAGACAGTTTAACGTCATTTGTTCTAATAATTTCTCGAAATAATTTTAATAAATTTACTTTATTTACCGAACTAATCTGTTGTTCATTATTTATTTTATAAAAAATTTTATCAATCATATTTTTACCAAGTGATTTAGATTTAACCTTAGATTTAATATTTTTTTTTGTTCTTTTTTTTACAGGGTTAGTAGGTTTAAATTGTTCTTTAAATTTAGTTTCTGTATTTTTTCTAGACTTCCTTTCTATATAATTTTTTAATTTCTCTGGATTTTCTATAAGATTTTTATAGACCGAATATTTATTATTTGTTGGAGACTTATTCATTTTAATAGCTTCGTCCAGTTTTACTATTCTTACTTTAGTCATAAGTATATATATAGAATTAAATTATAATTTTTTAACAATATATTATACTATATTAGTAATGACAACTACAACAGTTCAGCCAATGGAAAAGGACAATAATTATTATAGTTTTCGTGATAAAAAGAAAACACAAGAAGTAGTACCTATTTTATATCTAGATAATGGTCTTACTATCTATACAGATGAAAAATCCAGATCACTTTATAATAATAAAGATAATACAGATAATATTAGTCAGGAAAAAATGAATAGAATGGTAAAAAAATATGGTAAAAATAATCTTCCAAAAACAAAAGCAGAATTAGAAGTTAATAAACTAGATGCACTTATTGTTGATTTTAAAAAAAATAATAATGAAATCAACGTTTTATTAACAGCAAATCCGGACTATAAATTACCACACCTAAATAAACACAAGGATACATTAAATAATGAAGAAGTTAATGAACTAATTGACATAGGTAACTCTTATACATATTGTCCTGATATTGAAACCCCAAAATGCCTACTTGGATTTTCTTTAAAAACGGACGAACTTGAATGTTCCTATGCTGTTTGTAATGAAAAAAGAATAGGAACTCTACTAATAGATGTATTATTAGTAGTAATTATATTAGCTATAATTTATATTAGTTACAAAGGACTATATAGACATTTTAAAAAATAATATAATACTATAATAAATGACTGATTATACTTGTGTTAAACGGTTATCGAAATGTAAAATGTTTGATGTAAATAACCTAGAAAATGACACCTCCATGTATGATATACATTATAGAAAGTGTTCTATTCATAAAGGTGAACTATTAAAAAAGAACGAAGAACTAAAATTCTGTGACGAAGCCCAAACTGTTCTTAATGAAAATGATATTAAATTATTATTAGATAGAGATATAATAGATTCTATTAGACACGATTCTGTAAATAGATTTGTTCAACTATTAACTGATTCAAATAGAATTAATGACCTTTCAAAACCTATTGACTATAACTATGAAGGCAACACCCTCTTACATGAAGCAATCTACTGGAATTCTAATAAATGTATCCTTTACTTATTAAAGAATTGTACTAATTTCCTTGATGCTAAAAATAAAGATGGTAATACTGTTATGCATATCGCCTGTATTAAAGGACATAGTTTCTTAATTAATGAGTTGTATAAACAGGGAATGGATATAAATCTATTAAATAATAAAGGTGAAAATATTTTACATTGTGCTGTAAAATGTGGTAAACTTGATATAGTAAAACAAGTATATAGTCTAATAAATGCTCCGTGTAGTTTAAGTAAAATAGATAATTTAGGAAGAAAACCTTTACACACCGCTGTTATATCAAACAATAGGGATTTAGATATAGTAAAATTCCTTGTAAATGAAGGCAGTGATATGATCAATGTCGATACATCTGATAATTCTATTATGAATAATTTAAATAGACTAGAAAAAAGTTCTCTAAATATCCAGATCAAAACATTTTTAAAAAAATCAGTATATGACGTCTATCATAATAATCCACAGGACCCTTTAGATGATGAAGCAACAGATGAAGGTGTATGCCAAAATAAACCTTTATTCTATAGTTATGACCATATTATACAAAACAATCCAGAATATGCTCCATTTATAGTAGATGAAGGTGATACGACAGTAATTAATGAATATAAAGTCTCATACCCCGATAAAGATACTGAAGATAAACTGGATAATTCAGATTTATTACCTAAGAAAAAACTTCCAATTAAACTAAGAAGCCTATTTAATTATGTAGAACCATTTGAAAATAATACTAATAATAAACAGAAAGATACACCATTATATAAAGAACTATTAGCAATATGTTTGTTATTTATTATTTTATTTATTTTTTATTATGAATAATTTTAAAAATTGATTTAAAACAGAGCGTATAAATTTAATAAATGTCTAAAATGAATCAGGATGATGTTTGGTGCGTTATCAAGTCCATGCTTGACTCGGACAAAAAAAAATATCTTATCAAACATCATATTGATTCATTTAACGATTTTATCGAAAACAAAATACCCTGTATAATCAAGAATTCTAATCCACTATCTATTTATCATGATTATAATACTGAATTGAATAATTATAAATATGAAATTGTTGTAAACTTTGTTAACACCTACTATACAAAACCACAAATTAGCGAAAATGATGGTAGTATAAAAAAAATGTTTCCACAAGATGCACGAAACAGGAATCTCAATTATACCTCAACACTCTATGTAGATATTGAAGTTATTGTATGGGAAAACCCAAATAGTGACGATAAGAAACGGGTAAGCTACAAAGAAATTAAGGGAATCAACATTGCTGATATTCCTATTATGGTAAAATCAAAATACTGTATGCTTAATGATTTCCCTTCTGACGAAGAATGTAAAATGGATCTGGGGGGGTATTTCATTGTAAATGGTAATGAAAAGGTTATTGTTTGTCAAGAAAAGATTGCAGAAAACAAACTGTTCGTATTTCAAACATCCAAAACGAATTCTAAATATTCTCACGTATCTGAAATCAAATCCTGTTGCGCGGATGGTTCCAATAACACAAAGAATGTTAGTATCAAACTCTTAAGTAAAGAAAACAACTTTGGGTATACTCTTAAAATCACAATCCCTCACGTAAAAATCGATGTACCTGTCTTCATACTATTCAAAGCTTTAGGTATTACGACTGATAAAGAAATTATCAAATACATTATCTATGATATTGATGATCCAAAGAAAAAGGAAATTCTCAAATGGATTATCCCTTCTATTGAAGAAGCCTCTGTTCTCTATACACAAGATGAAGCTATCAATTACCTCCTAAAATATTCAATGATTCTCGGACAGCCCAAAGATATCAGGCTTTCAGAAGAAAGACGTATTGAACTGTTTAAAGGTATGATTGAACGTGATGTCCTATCACACGTTGGTAAGAGTTTTAAGAAGAAAGCTCTGTATCTTGGGTATATGATTTATAAACTGGCTCTGTGTGTGTTGTATAATCACCCATATGACGATAGGGATAGTTATTGTAACAAGCGTGTATCTACAACTGGTGAAGAACTACGCGTTCTATTCAAACAATATCATAGTAAATTTACTAAAGAATCTAGAAATACTTTGATGAAAGAACTAAATAGTAATCCATGGAAAAGTAACTATTCGATTGAAAATATTATCAATCCGACAAATGTCAATAAGATTTTCAAATCTACAACGATTACCGCTGGATTGAAACATGGGTTGGCTACCGGTAACTGGGGTAAATACAATTCATCCAAGGTAGGTATTTCACAAGTTCTAAGTCGCCTAACATACAATAGCACTCTTTCACATCTAAGACGTGTAAACACACCAACAGAAAAAACAGGTAAATTGCTGCCCCCTAGGAAATTGCACAACACACAATTTGGTGTAATCTGTGCCCCAGAAACTCCAGAAGGTGGTTCTATTGGTCTAGTAAAAAACCTTGCTGTTTCTACCTATGTTACAAAATATTCTAGTGTATCACCTATTGTTAAACTTTTGGATGGTAAAATTCAACAAATTTATGATAAAGAAAAAGATACATTCTTGGATTTTAGTGTTATTAAAAATAAAACTAAAGTATTTGTAAATGGAGACTGGCTAGGTATCTCCGAAAATTCTTATGAGTTGTTCAAATACCTTAAATCTCAGAAAAGATTGGGTGTTATTAATATCTACACATCTATTGTATTTAACTATGAATTGAATGAAATTCATGTTCTAACTGATTCTGGTAGATGTATGCGACCACTCTTTGTCGTAAAGAAAAATAAAGTCACTATCACCAAATCTGATATTTCTAAAATTAAATCTGGACAATTCGGTTGGAATAATCTACTCGTTAAAACTCTTAATGAAAACGAAATGTTCTCTGAAAGGGAATCTCTAACAAAAAACACAGAAGAAGGTGTAATCGAATATGTAGATGTAGAAGAATGCTTCCATTCATATATCTCTATGAGTCTAAATATTGACAAGAAAAGCAAGAATGAATTCCAATACTGTGAAATTCACCCTTCACTCATTCTTGGTGTGTTGTCCTCTTGTATCCCTCTACTTAACCATAACCAATCTCCTAGAAATACCTATCAATCTGCTATGGGTAAACAGGCTATGGGTATCCACTGTACTAATCTAAAACATCGTATGGATACAATGTCGCATCTCTTGCACTATTCAAATAAACCTATCGTGAATACACGTATTTCACAATACCTCCCATCGAATAATCTTCCCAATGGTATGAATGTTATTGTTGCGATCGCATCCTATACCGGATATAACCAGGAAGATTCTATCCTTATTAATAGACAAGCAGTTGAAAGAGGATTGTTTAATTCAACCTTCTATAGAACCTACCGTGAAGAAGAAAAGAAAATACATACTTCTGGACACGATGACAAATTTATTAAACCAGATAGTAATATTACTAAGGGTATGAAACATGGTTCTTACTCAAAACTTAATAATAATGGTCTTGTAGATGTAAATACCTATGTGGATTCTAACGATGTTATTATTGGGAAAGTGTGTCCTATTAAAAACAAAGATAAGAGACAGAAAAATATGTATAAAGACAGTAGTGTAATGCTAAGACAAAACGAAGAAGGATGGATTGATAATGTTAATGTAAATGTTAATGGAGAAGGTAATAAATGCTGCAAAGTAAAGGTCCGTTCTGTTAGAAACCCTACTATCGGGGATAAATTGTCTTCACGACACGGTCAGAAAGGTACTATCGGTATGATTGTTAACCAGGAAGACATGCCCTTCTCTAAAGATGGTATTACTCCTGATATTATTATCAATCCTCACGCTGTTCCTAGTCGTATGACTATTGCTCAGCTAGTGGAATGTATTCTAGGAAAATTGTCTTGTAAAATTGGAGGATATGGTGATGGAACACCCTTCAATGACCTAGATATTAAGGATATTGAAAAGAATCTGATGAAAAATGGTATCGAGAAATCTGGTAATGAAATCCTTACTTCGGGAATTACAGGACAACAAATGGACGCTGCTATCTTTATGGGTCCTACCTATTATCAGCGTCTTAAGCATATGGTGGAAGATAAAGTCCATTCTAGGGCAAAGGGACCTCGTGTTCTACTAACTAGACAGCCACCTGAAGGTAGGTCTCGTGATGGTGGTCTACGTTTTGGTGAGATGGAACGTGATTGTATGATTGCTCATGGCACTATGCAGTTCCTAAAGGAAAGGACAATGGATGTTTCTGATAACTATAAAACATTTATCTGTAATAAATGTAATCTAATTTCACCTGTAAATTATGGTGATAATATTTCTAAATGTGTAAAATGTCAAAATTACATAGATTTCTCTGAAGTCAGAGTCCCCTATGCTTGTAAACTAATGTTCCAAGAACTTGAAAGTATGGCATTGTATCCAAGAATTAATGTAGAATAAGTATATATTTTATAGTTAGGATATTATACATTTAATTTTTTATAAAGTTTGCGTATAGGCAAGTCCGCACTGACCTCCAATAATTCGTAAAATATTATAATTTA